TTTTACATCAGTTGATACTATTGATTATATAACTATTTCCTCTACAGGAAATGGTTCAGATTTTGGAGATTTGAATCTTGGTAGGCGAAGTGCTGGTGCTTGTTCTAATGGCTCAAGAGGCTTAATTGGTGCTGGAGCATATGGTGGGAGTACCGAAATTAATGCAATAGATTATATTACAATTTCTACTACAGGTGATGCTTCTGATTTCGGTGACTTAACAGTAGCTAGACATTCTAGGGGTGCTTTATCAGATGGCTTAAAAGGACTGTGGGCAGGTGGTGGAGATTCCGAAATTAATACAATAGATTATGTAGCAGTAGCCACAACTGGCGATGCTGCTGATTTTGGTGATTTAACAGTTGCTAGGGCATATTTAGCAGGTTTATCCGATGGAACTAAAGGTGTATTTGGTGGTCATACAAACGGAGGTAGTACAGTTATTGATTATGTAACAGTAGCCACAACTGGTGATGCTAGTGACTTCGGTGATTTAACAGTTGCTAGAGGTTATATTCAAGCGTGTGAAGGTAATGGTAGAGGTATATTTGCTGCTGGGTATGATGGAAGTAGATTAAATACTATTGATTATATTACTGTCGCTTCAACAGGCGATGCTGCTGATTTTGGTGATTTAACTTTAGCTAGGAATGGTGGAGCTGCTGCTTCTAATATCACTAGAGGTGTTTTTGCTGGTGGTTCTGATGGAAGTGCTGTTAATACAATGGACTATGTAACCATAGCAAGTACAGGCGATGCTTCTGATTTTGGAGATTTAAGCTCAACCAATTATCGACCAGCAGGAACAGCAGGAGATTAATATGGGAAATGCAATGAAAAAGAAAGATGATAATGTAACTCAGTTAAGTGAGTACAAAGGCTTTCAAGCTCTACAAAAAGCAGTAGGTGGTCTTGCTACTATTGATGATAAGAAGTTAGCAGTTATTGCTGAGAAGATGGTAGCCATTGATAGGGCAAACCATACAGCAGGACGTTCACAGACCCAAACTACTAATCAGTTAATGTCTTTAACAATGATGACGGATAGTCCGTATCGTAGACTAAGACAATGTATGTCGCAGATAGAGAAGAAACGTAAAGCATTAGAAGAATCGTATTTCAAGATGCAGAAGAAAAAGATACTTGTTGACCAATGGTACGAAAAGGGTGATGAAATGTCTGTTATCAAAGCAAAAGAAGCTGAAGCAGGAATGATTAGGCAGAAAGATTATATTGATGGTGCATTTAAAGAGATAGCTACATTCCAATGTGCCTATGACGAGATTAGAGAGGCTCACAACATTCCTGAAAAATGGGATGAAAGAGATGCTGAAGAGGCAGAGATTGACCATCACATTAAACAGGCATTTAGACAAGCACATAGAGATATGGTTAATACTGGCAGAATAGGCTTGGGCAATATGGAGTATATGGAGCAGTATGGTATTCATATTCAGACAGCTACAGTAATAATTGCTGACTATATTGCTAGTGAAGATAAGATGATTAAAGAAGGTAAGATGCCTACAGTTAATCATTTATATGCTTTCCTCGATAGGATGGCTGACACATTCCACGATGCTCATAAAGACGTAATGGCTAGGATTGGTATCAAGGAATTAATTAAAGATGAGTTTTTATATTTAGAGGACAAAGATGATAATACTTGAGTACAAATTAGATGCTGGTGAAGGTGGAATGAGATGCCCACCTTGGGTAGACGATGGTGGTTATTGGTCTAACACAGACTTTACTATGGTTGGTGTTACAAGAGATAACCCTGAATTTCATATACCCAGTACAGTAATTAGATTAACACCTGCTGAATTAGAAACTAGACAGGTAGCAATACATACTGCTAACCCTATGATGAAACAAACAGACCCAAGTGAAGATCGTGTCGAGATGACAGAAGCAGAAGTAAGAACTGCTATACAAGATTGGGTTACTGCAAAAGGGAGTAACTAATGAGTGAACGATGGCATCTGTCAAAAGCAATCAGCCTGAGTCACATTGCAACAACGGCAACAATGATAGTCTTAATGATTATGTATGTCGCTAACATTGAAAAGGATGTTGCTGTACTTAAAGCTCAACAATTAAACACCGTTAAAAAGTTCGACAGAATTGAAGGAAAATTAGACCGCATATTAATTTTAATTCACGAAAGTAAATGACCTATACATACTTTCAAATGCAAGAGAAGGTACAAAAATTAGTTCAGGTGTTTAAGAAGTCAAAAATCAAAAATCGTAATATAAAGAAAAATGCTAAACCTACTAATTAATTTAATTCCTGTAGTGTTGGGCTTTTTAGCCAAACTTACAGCCATCAAAACACAATTAGCTGCTGACAATCAAAGGCTAATGGTAGAGGCTTTAATGGTTAGATCAGAAGCCATTAATCAAGCAAGAGAATCTGAAAGAAAAGAATCGCCTTATTCAGCTTTTACTAGACGTGTATTCATATTTGTTGTGTTAGGCCTAGTGGTGTTTATGGTGGTAGCCCCTGCCCTATTTGATATTAAAACAGTAATTCCAGTATTAGAAAAAGGGTTTAGTTTTCTAGGAATTAAATTATCACCAGACAGAACAGAATATATAACAGTAGAGGGTATGTTACTACTGGAAGAAGTAAGAGCAGTATTTGTAATGATCGCTGAAATGTTCTTCGGTTCAACTTTAGCTAAAGGAAGATAATATGACATTTAGAGAATTAATAAACGAAGTATTAATTAGATTAAGAGAAGAGACTATTGCTACAGATTGGTCAGGCAATATAAACGATTCTTCTACAATAACAGACTATCAAAAAGTAATTGGATCGCTTATAAATGATTCTAAAAGAAATATAGAAACTTACCATGATTGGTTGGTTTTAAGAGAAACAGTTGATGTTTCTACAGTAGATGGTACTAGAAATTACAACCTTTCTTCTGGACAAGAAATAAAGGTTTTAGATGTTGTTAATCAAGATACAGGAAATAACCTAGTACAAGTCAATAGGCAATATATGAACTCTACCAGGTATCCTTCAGAAAACTCTGGAGAGCCTATGTATTACGCTTTCAATGGTGCTGATAGTTCTAATAATCTTAAAGTTGATTTAGAGCCTAAACCAAACTCTGCACAAACAATATCTTTTGGAATAGTTAAATATCAAGACGAATTAAAAACAGCCTCTACTAATTTAAAAATACCTTTTAAACCAGTTGTTCTTGGAGCTTGGGCAAGAGCAATATCAGAGCGTGGTGAAGATGGGGGAACAAATACGAGTGTAGCTGCTGCTGAAACTGCCGATGCTATCAATCAAGCTATCATATTAGACGGTGGTAATGTCCAATATGAAACGGAGTGGTATGTCAGCTAATTTAACTTACAAACCTTTAGATAATGTAGGAATCAATGGCCTTAATAGTCAGACCAACCCTGCTTCATTAGACTCTACCTGGCTTACGTCAGCAGAGAATATTGTCTTGAGGGAGTCTGGTCGAATCTCTTTTCGTAAAGGTTTAAAGCAACAAGTATTAGCCACAAGTGCCAAGATTGGTGCTATAACAGAAAATAAGGGGGATGGTGAAACATTAGCAGCAGTTGGTGGGAATATGTACACTGTGGACTTTTCTACTCCAAGCACACCTTGGACTGGTTCATTCTCAACTGGGGCATCAACTTCTGATTGGGAGATGATTGGGTTTAACAATAATACCTATTGTGTTCAATCTGGAGCTATACCTGTAGAGTACAATGCTGGTACATGGACCGTATTAACAAGCGTTAGTGGTTATGCTGCTCCTAGTGGAGTAACGACTTTCAATCCTAGTTGTGGTATGGGATATTATGGTAGGCTTTGGGTAGGTGGAGTAGCAGAAGAAAAAGATGTAGTTTATTATTCCGACACCCTAGTTCCTCATAAGTTTAGCACAGGAGCTTCTGGTTCTTTAGATTTAAAAACTGTATGGGGTAATGATGAGATAGTTGCTATTGCTCCTTTCTTTGGACAAATGGCTATATTTGGTAAAAGCAATATAGCTATATACCAAGGTGTTACAGACCCAAGCACAATGTCTTTAGTGGAAGTTATTAGGGGTATTGGTTGTGCGTCAAGAGATACTGTACAAGCTGTAGGAGATGATTTATTGTTCTTATCCCCTACTGGACTTCGTTCATTATCAAGAACTACAGAACTAACTAATGTTCCTCTTGTTGATTATTCAGTAAATATAAAAGATTCATTAATAAGACATATTAGTCAAGACGCTGGCTCTAAAGCAATTTATGTTGAAGATGAGGGTGTTTACTTATTAACATTTCCTAATATAAATACTACTTATGCTTTTGATATGAAGCATTTAACCCCTAATAAAGCACCAAGG